GGGCGCAACTGGAGTTGCTGTGGGCTTGGGCTTTTTCTTCTTGAAGAACCCAAAGAAGCCACCCACCTCTTCAGCAATAGCCGTGACCTCTTTAACAGTCTTTTGGGCTGCGGCAACAGTTCCCTTGACCTCTTTATAGAGTTCACAGCCTTTGCGAATAGCTGCGACACAGCCATTTGCCATTGCCAGAAGGGTGAGAGGATCAATCTTGCGCTCCTTATTCGGCAGGAACTGGTTCTTGCATATTCTGTGGAATACCTATTTCACGGGCAGCAGATGGAACAGTAAATGACTGAATAAATGCCGCTTTTGTAGGCTCATCCATTAGCTTCATCAATGACGATGTAAATTCACTTAACCTACCTTTTGGAATGCCAACAGTCATAAACTGAGCCAATGCGCCTGGATTCATCATCAACTCAGCCATCTGTTTGTTGTAAGCGTCTGCATTACCTCTTTGTAAATATTCAACAGCCGCCTTCATTACTGTATATGTTCTGTTTAACAGTTGTGGTGCATCTTTAAGAACTTCAGGGCCACCAACATCAAGCGCACCAACTTTTCTTGCAAGTTCTTTTGCTTTTGAATCCCGCTTTAGGTCTGCCAATACGTTGTTTACAGAAGAAACTTCTTTAGAAGTCAAAACATCTGACAACTTATCAAACCTTGGAATTCCAGTGGACTTTTTAATTGTTCCCGCAGCGTTCTCAACGGCAGTAGCAAATTCACCAGCAGATTCTTTGCCTAAAGGGGTGTTTAAACTCTTAGACAAGTAGTCTCCAACCTCCATGCGATTTAGTTTCTTGCTGTAATCTGCATAAGAAGTAAGATATTTACCCCACAATCCATCAGATGACTTGTTTAATGACGCATCAATAAATTGTTTTGCGCTGCCCAAGGCTTTAGCCGCTTGTTGAGGAATTCCACCAGAAGCATATTGCTCACCAAGATTAAGCATTTTTGCGACATCTTGATTAGATATTTTTCTAATGTTTTCATATACATCACGGCTATTTAACAAGCCATTTTCATCGGCCTTAGAAACAACTTTATCTCTAATACCTTGCAAAACAGCTTTGCTTTGATCGGACACAGTGCCACGAATGGCTTTGTCTAGTTGGTCTGTTAAATCAGATGCACGTAATGGAAAGAATCCATTCTGTTCTAAGCTATTAAGTTGGAATTGTTTTAATTGAGCTTCACCACGCAAAGTCCCTGCAAGCTCTTTATATGCTTTTGCACGACCTGCTGCTTCTGACGCAATATCACCAGCAGACAACCATCCAGGTTGCCCTTTTTCTGCTAAAGATTTCTGAATTGTTGCCGCTAAACCTGTCATGCCAGATGTTTGTTCGGCAGCCGCTAAGCTATTAAATTTATCGGATATTTCTTTTTCTAATTTAGTAAATATTGGGCCTGCAAGATTTACTTGCTCTAGTGCCGTTTCTCGCATTGGCGTGGTGATGCCTTCTCGTTCAGCAATCAAAGCAGCTTTCTGTGCCTCAGTACCAGCAATAGATTGAATCTCTCTTGCCCTTGCCGCTTGCTGTTCCACTAAACGCTCTTGAAACTGACCTGCCACTTTTGCTTTGCTAGCAAGTTTACTTTGTGCTGCCACAAGTTCAACTGCTGAAGGAATGTCAGAAATTGCTTGTGCCGCAGTTGGTCGAGAACCACTTACCAATTCTTTTGCATCACGCAATGTTTCAATCACTTTTGTTCGATCAACCCCAGAAAGTTCATTCAATTGTTTTTGCATGAACTCTTGACGACCAGTAGAAGTTAGATTTTTTAGCATTCCAGCTAAAGAGCCTAAAGCATTTACGCCACCCTCAACCAATGGGCCTAAAACAGCACCAGTTGCCATTTGCTCTAATTTCTTTTCTGCAAATTGATCTTGTGGAGCAACAACAGGTTGAAATGCGGCAAGCGCAGCGCCAGTTCCAGCAGAACGAGCAACAGAAGGAAGCATTGATGCGCCAGCAGCTACAGGGGCTTGAGCAATTCCAACCAATTTGTTAACAGGACTGACTACATTGCCAAGCAATTGATATGCGTCAAATCCAGTGCTTCCAACTCTTGCTCTACCTTCTTGTGTTGTCCGTTCAACATCACTAACCAATTTAGTTGCACCAGTTTGAATGTCTTTGCCAAACAAACCTGTACTTGCCAACATTTGATTAACAGCCAATGCAGGATCAACAATTGCACCCTTTACTGTTCTGGCAATAGGACTTCCAGCGCCAAACATACGCTCCAATGCGCCAACTTCTGTGGGCGCTTGTTGTACGGCAGGAGCAGATGCTCCTAAATAACCTCGAATCTTTGCAATAGCCTGTTCAGTTGTCAGGCCATCTGGCAAGTCGTAGTGTTGACCTTCATATTGATAAACAGGCATATTTTCCTCACTTCAATACAATTGGATTTGCAGCGGTTCCTTTTGGAGCATTGCCAGAAGGTTCGGTTTTAGTGCCTTTAAGGTACCTATTGGAAATATTATTCAAGATAGCTTCGTTGGCCTCTTTTGTCATACCTTCACTGCCAAGAGAATCCAGATAAGTTTTAAGTTCGACGTTTGAGTTAAGTTGAGTTGAACTCATTCCAGTTGCCTCTTTAACCGCATTGAGCAATTGAAGTCGAACGCTTTTTAGTTCGTCACGTTTTGCTTGTTCCTTTGTACCAACCAATCTACCACCAATTTGACCAACAGTGCCAGTTTGCAAAGAAGTTATTAAGTTGCTCAATGGGCCTTTAGAAGTGCTTGTCATTCCTCCCATATCTGCCAAGTCTTTAACTAATGTCTTTGCAACATTTATAGTGTCTTCAAGACCAGCTTGTCCTTCTGCAATTTTGTCGGCTCTTTCTTGAGCTTTAATTACGGCTGAACTTGGCCCTTTTAAAGATGCAACTAGTAGAGCCAAGTCTTTTCTACCTTCAATCCGTATCTGCTCTCTTTCTTGGTCATTTTTTGCCCGTCTTAAATCTTCTTCTACTTTGGCTGCAATTTTTTCACGACCTAATGTAAGCGCCGTTTCTCTTTGAGCCGCTTTGTCAGCAGTACCTTGCAACACAGCAAGAACCTTGTCTGGAGAGCCATACTTAGTTACCACTCCAAGAATCTGCTCCTCTGTGGCATTAGCTGGCAAACGAGACAATTCATCCCGCAGTTTTCTTTCTTGTTCAATAGACAACTCTGTTTTAGCGGCAGTAGCTAAGGATGCTCTTTCTGCGGCTTGTCTTTGACCAGTTAAAGCCATTTCTTGGGTCATCTGGCGACCAATGCTTATTGCTCCTAATGCACCTTGAGTGTCTCCAGCTTGTTGCAAAGCCTTTCCATATTGAGCAAGACCTTCTGGAGTGCTTACATCAAACTGTTGTGCCAAGGCATTGCGTTGGCTAATCAGACGCATCTGAGGGTCTTCTACACCCATCAATCCACCCAATGCACCACCAACCTGTTGACCAGCACGATACAACCCATAGGTTGCTTGTGTGCGAGGGTCTTGTTGAGCAAATGCCATTGCTTGCTTTTGGCGCATCAAGTCACGCTGTTCTTGATACAACTCAGGAGTCACCCCGAACAAACTTCCGACAATTTCTGTTGCCATGATTACTCCTTATCCGTAAACATTTCGCTGGGCAAATGGAACACCAGCCCGTTGCTCATATTGCTGTGGCGTTCCACCAGTCAACCATTCAGACAATGCTGCTTGTGCATCAGGGCTATTTGCCAAGCCTGTCAATGCGGTTCCAAAAGGACTAACACCAGATGCCGCTTGAGTCGTTCTAGCACCCAACAAACCACCTTGTAGCAATGTTTGTCCAACATTAGCACCAGCCTGGGCAGACCTGCCTCCCAACTGTGCGCCAATATCCAAAGGTGCTTGACCCAAGGACTCTAACGATGAACCTACGCCAATTCCAGTGCTGAATGGCGAGTAAGCACCCGTCAATCCTTGTGTATAGCTTCCAAGCAAGTTAGCGCCAGAGCCTAGCAAACCAGCACCAAACTGCACTTGTTGTTGACCTGCTTGAGTTGCCTGTGCCGCCAATGCCGCATCTTGTTGGGCCAAAGCGTTGTAATAGGCTTCCATCTCAGGAGATGCCGCACCCAAACCAGCCGCACCACTTGGACGAGCGCCAGTAGCGCCCACAGACAATCCACCACGACCTGTTTGGAACAACTGGTTTTGCAGTTGAGCCAATTGACGCTCACGGCTAGGAGCCAACAAGTTCTGTTGCTTTGCCATGTAGTCAGCGGCAACTTGTTCTGGAGACTGAGCTAGATACTGTTGGCCCAAGCCAAACAAGCCTTGTGCGCCAGCAGTCAACGGAGCATAACGACCAGCCGCTTGTTCTGCCTCAGTCAAGCCTTGACCAGACAAAGCCATGATGCGGTCTTGCATCGCCTTGAGTTCTGGATTAACTGTGTAACCAGCACTTGTCAATTGACCAGTTGTAGGATCAAACCCAAACTGTGATTGACCAAAGCGAGTGGTAACACCAACAGGGCGGAACCTCTGAGCCTCTGCCGCAGTTGCCGCCGCATCTCGCATTGCTTGAGCAGAGATTCGTGCCGCTTCTACATTGGCTTGATTGGTCAACAAACCACCAGCAGCACTCACGCCAGCAGTAACCAATCCTTTTGTAACATTTGGATTAGATTTGAAGAAGTTAAGAACATCACCAACTTTTAAGCCAGACTGAGTTGCTGTTTGCTGTGCGGCTTGAGTAAGTGCAGCATACGCATCACTGATGTTTTGAGTACCACCAGCCTCTTGAGCCAACTGATAAATCAATTGCTGTTCTTCAGGAGTGTAGTTAAAAGGAGTGGTGTCCTCTAACTCAGTCGCAGGAGCATTCATCTCATCATCGTAGGTTGCCATATTTCCTCCAGTACTTCCAGTAATCGGTGTTTGCGGTGTTGGTGTGGGTGGTGTGAATCCAGAACCATCGTCAATAATGTCTTTTGTATCAAATGATGATGCAGTTGTGTCCACCTCAAAAGGAGCCAACTGATTCTGCAAGTCTTGTTGTCCAGCAAGAGCCTGTTGTTCAGTGGGAACTGTTGCAACAGAGCCTGGAATAAGTGAATCAACTTTAATGTTGGAAACGCCACGAATCAATGCTTGCTCACCAGTTTGACCAGAAAGCAAACCAGCAGTTGTTCCAGCAGCTACTTGTCCTGCAACAGCAGAACCAGTTGCTTGTGCAGCAGTGCCACCAGCAAGACCAGCACCAGAACTGATAATCCCAGACTTAACAGCTTCTTCTGGAGGCTTGCCAGCCAAAAGATTAGTTGATGTGCTAGAAACAAAATTCCTTACTGCGCTAGGATCACCAACAAGATATTCACCAACAGCCCCGCCAGCAGCACCAATAACACCAGCTTTCAACGCTTCTTCTGGAGACTTGCCTTGTGCAACTTGTAGGGCGGCATTTGCTATACCAGTTCCGACTGCCGTAGCCACAGCCGCAGATGTTGCCGCTGGAAGCAGTCCAGCAGTTATCATCTGTTGACCAATAGCCGAACCAACGCCTGGAGCCGCAACACTCAATGCAATTGCTGCAATCAATGGTGCATTTTGAGATAGGCTTAAATCTTTGTCTAGTTGGGCTAAATTTTGACTTACTGATTTTTCAACGGGTTGAAGAACATTTGTTACTTCACGACTGATAGCAGTAGTTGGGTCTATGCTTGCAAGGAAATTACCAAAACTATCCCCGCCTTTATTTTGTGCCGCAGTAATTGCCGCAGATTCCAATCTATCTGCCGATGCCTTTGCAATCAATGCGTTATAAGGAGTGCCAAACAACACCATATTGTTTAGCATTCCTATTTCATTAGACAATTCAACAGGAAATCCCGACTTTCCTTTTCCAGCACGAGCCGCTTCTTCTTGGGCAGTATTAGCTTTGTAATAGTCGTACCATAAATTAGTTAACTCTTGAAATCTTTTAGATTGTTCTGCTGTTATCGCCATATCAAACCCCCAATGCCAAAAGAACCTGCAAGCACTTGCAAGTTACATTGAGATTGTTTTGTACTGCTTTCATCAAACAGTGCCGTTAGCTACGATGTTGCCCAACACAGTTAGGTTCCCTGAACTGTCAATCTTCATTACATCTGTTCCTGAATGACGAATAAGTAGATTAGACCCACTCTCAACAAAGCTAAAGTTGGTAAAGGTTCCATCTGCTTTACTGGCAATTGCAGTCTGAATATTGGTGAACTCAGTATCAATCTCAGTTCCCTTGACAACCTTGTTAGCATTCCCTGGCGACAAAGCATCTTTAGCCGCAAAGTTGGTGGTTTTGGTGTAATTTGCCATGTTTCTTCCTTAAACCAGTTTGCCGTTCTTGGCTTGTATCTCAATCTTTTGAATGCTCACAGGATAGCCATTGATCTCAGTCTCATAACCCGTCTGCACAGTCTTGCCAGAGCCATTTGTTTGACCTACCAATGTCTGCAAAGCAATGCCCTGAGAGTAGTACGCAACAGGCGATCCATTTGCACCATACTGAGCAGTTCCATACTCAGCAACAGTTGACGCTGGAATTGACAATGTAGTGGAGTAATACTGACCAGAGAAGTCGTATCCCCATTTGATGATGAAGCCTTGGTTAGAGCCACCAATAACCACTACAGCAATGCGCTTCAGAATAGATGTGACATTGGGCTGTCCCAGGTCAGCATAAGTCGTGAAATACTGCAATCGGTATGTGCTTGTATGGTCAAGATAAGTCCCATACTTACCCACATAACCATTCTTGCCAATCAGCAAGTCTCCATTGCGTTTAGCAAGGAAAGCAGTTGGCGTGATGGAATCCCACACAGTTACCCGTGAAGAACCATCTTGCAAAGCCGCCTTGGTGTCAAAGCAGTAGGTTTGAGATGCAGTTGGGAAGTTAATCAGGTAGAAGGCATTTGACTCTGAATAGACTGCCTTGATGTTTGCCAATGTCTCAGCATTCACAATCGTCATCAAGTCATCACGCACATTCTTAGACAAGTCACGCAAAGGTGCAGACTTCTCCTGAATGGTTCTCAGGAACGACCGAATTCCACTGTTTGATAGGAAGATCACATCACTGCCTGTGTTGGCAATAGAGTCCCTAGCAATGCAACCAATGTTGCTCACAGCGTCACTCAAGGTCATGCTTGATGGCGTAGTTGCACCTGCATAAATCAGGATTTGACGCTTACCAAAGATCAACAAGAACCCGTTGTGAGCCGCCAAACCAGTGATTTCATCTGAACCATTAGGCCAAACTCTGGAAATGTCCAAAGTGCCAGATGTGCCTGTTGACCAGACATGACCAGCAAGCAAGTCAGAGAAATAGACAGTTACATTGTCAGCAGTGGTGTTAGCCACCCATAAACGACCATAAGCAGAGATAGCAATGTTAGCTTGTGGGACAGTCGCTACATAACCAGTTTTCTCAGTTACACGCTTGAATGTGGTGGTGCTGACAGCAGGGTCATAAACAAGAGCATCATGTCCTGTCTGGAAGAAATAGGTGATTCCATTCAAGGAGGCACACTGCCAATTACTTGCGGTAATTGTTGGGGCAGTACCTCCCCCCCCATAGGTCAACTCAACAACACTTGTGCCACTGAGTTTAAACAGCTTGTTGTTTCCAGCGAATAAAACAGTCAAAGTGCCATCAGTCTGCACTAACTCATGGATGACACCAACATTGTTAGCCCCCAAGTTGCCAGAGGATGTATTTACCCTTGACCAACCCTTGCGAGAGCCAATGCGACCATACTGGTCAATCACGCAGTTTGTGGCAATCGCAGCGTATCCAGCCGCTAAATCAAGCGGAGAGTCCTGTGTGTTCAGCCCATAAAAGCCTGGGGCTGAGACAGAAAAGGTCTGGATTTGCTGTGTCATTGCGGAACAAACTCTTGGTTCTCAGGATAACGACTGCCCTCCAAGGCAATGTAATCCGACAACATGGATCGAAACAGTGTGTAAGCCTCAGATGAAGACAGTCCACCATCTTCACCACGCTCAACCAATGCCCTTGCGTATGCGCCTTGAGCAACAACCACATCAGGCACAAGAATGACAGTACTATCTGCCGCCAATGCAGCTTGCGGAACTGCTAGAGCAAACATGATGCTATACACACCATCTGGCCTTGGATACAGCGTTACCTTGGTGTTGTAACTTGTATCTACACCATCAAAGTTGTATTCACTTGGAATGCCCGTCATAACCACAGAGAAGTTCTGCTTACGATTCATGTCCACAAAAGTGGTGTTTTTGAGTCCAATGTTGCTCGTTGCATTGATAGCATCAAGAACCTGGAACTTCTGTCCAGCACCAGTTAAGCCATACTGATAAGTACCAGCAACAGTGCTAATGGTGACTGTTTGACCAAGTGCATTCCAACCAAAGGCATCTTCAACTTGACGCTTGGTGTCATTGACGAACTTGGCAATCAGGGTGGAATATGAGGTTTCGTTGTAAGTGGTTACAACAGGCTCACGCAAACGAATCAATACATCGTTGACCAGTTCAAGTAATGTCATTGGGTTGCCTCATTTCGCTTTTGCCTTGTTCCTTGCGGATATAGCTTTAGCTTTTGCCTTTGCGTCAGCCTTGGAGTTAGCACCCCATGCTTTTAGCGAAAGAAGCAGTCTCGTTGGTTCACCATTCTTGAACTCAGGGCCATCCATGTTGCCCATTCGAGCCAAGAAACTTGCTCTACGGGGATTATCCCCTGATTTGACGGGAGGTTTTAG